AGCTTTCATTACATTTAGGTAATATACAAACTTTACTAACCCAAAACAAAATCTTATATGTTGATAAAAAATTAACATCTACTGATGATGAATTGGTATTAAACGATTTAAAGGTTAGGGACATCCCGGTACTTGACGATGAAGAAGTAATTGAATATCAAAAAATATTAAAAAATAGTCAACCACAATTACACGACTATTTCAACTTTGCAAAATCAATATGGAGTATTGTTTATGATTCCATAGATATTGTTGTAAAGAAAAATAAAAACAATCTACAAAGTAAATCAGGTTTTTTTTCATATAAGACACCGGAAATTTTATATGTTTGGCAATATACTACAAGAAAAGTCTATAAAACTAAAAACCAAACAAAAACATCTTTAAAATTAATTTTTAAAGGTCAACAAGATGATTTGACTATCCCGGAAATTATCTCTACTTTTTCAAAAACATACGAGAAAAACAATGAAGTTGGTTATCCAATCTTTGAGGTGTTTTGTAGTGATATATTTCCATTAGAGCAGACTTTAGTTCCAATCTTTAAAAGAAAAATATTATCGTATGTCAATCAAAACGTTATTATAACAAGAAAATTAATATCATAATGGACAAGAAACAAATTAAAAATTTGATGGATAAGTTAAGACAACCAATCCATATTAGTTACATCTCAAAATACATTCTTAAACAGAGTATTGATGAGTCACAAAAACAATTAGATGTATTAATCTCAGAAGGATATATTCAGAAAAGTTCACTAAGTGATGGTTACTATGTGGCTATCTAAAAAAACTTATCACATTGGTATTGGGTGTAGTCAAACGGTAATTAGAATATTTAAACAATCAATATTGTTTAGTAAATCACCATCAGGTTGGTCACTTAGGATTAATGATGGGGTTGGTATTAATGTTACCACAAAACCACTCTTTTCGGTTAGAAATGGGTATAAAAAATCCATTAAATTGGGTAGATATTATTTAGTAAAATTATGAACGAATTATTTAAATCAATTGAACCTCTGTTTAAAAATAGGTTCACTATAAATGTTAATGAGGATGTTAACATTCCGGAATATCTGTTCCGTAAATTCCATATTGAAAATATTGGTGAGGATTTTATTTTTACAACAGAAATTTATCAAACCGTGGAATACACATTTAACCCATCTGATTTGACAAAAATTACGGATATCATTCTTAAATTTTTAGGTCCGGTTGGTGATTTAGTTGGAGGGTTACATATGTTAGTTAAAGGTTCCAATATGGAAATCGAGGGTGATTATGGTGATGGTGAATTATTAATTGTTAAATTTAGATTTGTTGTTAAACCGGTAGATATTAACCTATTATGTCAAGATATTAAGAAAGATGAATAAAGAAATGGTGAACCACCCGGAACATTACGGAGGTCAGGACAATCCTTATGAGGTTGTAAAAGTTTGTGAAGCTTGGGGTCTTGATAAAGACGCTTACATCTTCAACGTTGTTAAATATGTTGCAAGAGCGGGTAAGAAAGATACCGATAAAGAACTTCAGGATATGAAGAAAGCGTTGTGGTATTTAAATCGTAAAATTGAAAGATTAGAAAGTGGAAATCAATAAAGAATATATTGAATCAATAATAGGACTTGAAATTGATGATTTCAAAGTAGAGGAATTAATAGACGACGAAGACATTATAAATGTTAAAGTTAAACCTAAGGTATTACCCAAATATATTAACATTTCAATAAAAATAGATAAAGTAGATGTATAAAGTAACAGTAGATATTGACCAATACGCGGAAGGTGCGATTTTATTGGATGGTTTAGAGAGTGCAATTATTGGTATTGTTGAGGACTTTGGTTCTCCGGGAAGAAAGATATTATATTCAAAACGAGAGATATTAAACATCTTACAAGAAAGAGACTTAATGACTATGGGTGAAGCGGAAGAGTTTTACGATTATAATATATTAGGATTATATGCTGGTGAACAGAACGCAGTGTTTTTAGACCAAGGTTTAGAACCAATTAAAAATGAAGAAAACGAGTGGGAATACCACGTAAAATAATAAAATGATAGAAACAGGAAAGATAATTAATGGAGATTGTATTGAGGTAATGAAAACATTTCCTGAAGGTTCAATTGATTTACTAGTAACATCACCACCATATAATGTAAACATTTCGTATGATGTTCATAAGGATGATTTACCAATGGAGGAATATTACGAGTGGTCAAAGGATTGGTTGAGAGAGGCGTTCCGAGTATTAAAAGATGATGGTCGAATTGCTGTGAATGTCCCAAATGAATTGAATGTCCAAGAAAGAGGTGGGAGAATATTATTCGTTGCCGAGTTTTGGATGTTAATGAAAGAAGTTGGGTTTAAATTTAGTGGGTTAGTCGACCTTACGGAAGATAGTCCACATAGAGTTCGACAAACGGCTTGGGGTTCTTGGATGAGTGCGTCAGCACCTTATATCTATAATCCTAAAGAGTGTATCATATTGGCTTATAAGAAAAGTAGTAAAAAATTAACTAAAGGAGTTTCACAATGGATGGGAATATCAACTGAGGTTACTACTGAAGATGGTAAGGTTAAAAACAAAATGATTTATCAGGACGAAGATAAAAAAGAATTTATGAATTTGGTGTTTGGTAGATGGGAATATTTTGCGGATACTAGGTCATTAACTAAAGCCACATTCTCAATGGACATTCCATCAAAGGCGATTAAGATATTGTCTTATAAAAATGATATTGTTCTTGACCCTTTTATGGGAAGTGGGACATCAGCGTTTGCGGCTGAGTTATTAGATAGACGATGGATTGGAATTGAGTTATCTCCGGATTATACAGAAATTGCGAGGAAAAGAGTTCAATCATTAATTGATGAACGAAAACAAACAAAATTAGAATTAAAAGAAGAGGTGTAATAACCTCTTTTTTATTTTCTGTATATTTATAACTAAAACAATTACTATGGCAAAAAGATTTATAATTTCGGAAGATGAAAAAAGAGATATCCGTTCAAGATATGGTTTAGTTAATGAACAAAATGATGGTTTTGAACTTAAAAAAGGGATACAATGTTTCCTTAACAAAAAAGGTTATAAAGATGATGCGAATCAACCATTAAAAGTTGACGGATTACTAGCGGGTAAAACAGCGGAAGCTTTAAGTAAATATCAATCTAAGATTGGTGTTACCGCAGATGGTGTTTGGGGTCCTGAAACACAAAATAAAATGTCTGATAAAGACGTTCAACTTTTTAAACAATGTGTATCCGATGAAGGTAGTTTCATTGATAAAGGTTTACATATGTTTGGTTTAGATTAATGAAAAAACTTATAAAAGAAAGTGGATTAAGAGACATTAACGCTCTTGCTAAAAGATACCCTAAAGCTGAAATATATTTTCACCAAGATTTAGATGGTGTAACTACGGCTATTGCGATGAAAGAATATCTTAAGAATAATGGTATTGATGTAATAGATTCTCATATCATCCAATATGGTGATAAAGAGTTCGCTGTAAAGAAGAATGACGCTAAAGGGGACGTGATGCCTGTTTTAGTTGATTTTGCTCACGGAAAACCAATGTTTGTGATTCACACAGACCACCACGATAGACAAGCCGGAGCTGAAGACACTAAATCAACATCATTTAGAAGTTCCCGTTCAAATGTTGAGACAATCTCTCAGGTAGTTTCTCCAAAAGAATTATTCCCATCCTCAGACATATTACTTATTTCTACTGTAGATTCTGCAAACTATGCGGTTAACGATATTTCAGTGGACCAAGTAATCTCTTACTTATTCAGATTAGATAAAGAGAAATCGTTAGAAAAGAATAAAATGTTAATGGGGTTAGTTGTTAACAAACTATTATTAGCGTTTAAAAACAAACCAGGGTTCTTAGAGACATTGGTTATGGAATGTTCTCCATCGTTATTAAATATACTTCACACCATTAAACGAATAATGGTTGAGAAAGGATACGCGAAACCGGACCAACTTGAAAAGAATAAAGAAGACTATGTCACATCAATGCAAACTAACCCTAATGTTAAAGTATTAGGTAATGTTATTGTTCAATATGGTGGGGGTTCAATGTTTAAGCCAGGTTCTTACGATAGATACACACCATTCAAAAATAATCCTGAGGCTGACTTTATTGTTATTGCTTGGCCGTTAGGGTTAGTTCAAGCGTCTTGTAACCCATTCAAAGGAGAACGTCAATTAAAAGGTGTGAATTTAGGTGAGATTGCCCAAGAGGTATTATCAAAATGGGAGGACCAATTAAAACAAAGAGAGATAACCCTTTCAACAATTAAATGGATTTCAGAATCATCAAAAGATTTTAATTCGGAATCAACAGGATTTACCTTTAAAGATTTTGTTGCGTTGTATGGTAAGGAATATAAAAATAAGGAAGATGGTAAAGAGGAATTAATTCACATCGGTGAGATGATGGAAAAACCTTTCTCTGAGTTACCTGAAGAACATAGACAAATGTTAGATAACATTAAGGTAAATGCTTGGGATTTTATTCAGGCAAATAGTGGGGGACACAAATGTATTACAAATATATCGGGGTTAAATTTTATGGGTAGAAGTAATCGTCCACCAAAAGGGACCGGTGGTTATAATAGAGAATCGGAAGATGCTCCTTACATTAAGTTTACTAAAATGATTCAGAATGAGTTTGTGAAATTATTACAGGAAAAGATAAATCAATCGTAGTGAATAACTTTATCACCCGATTTAACACCTAATTTTTTACAGGTTCCACCTTGAAGTTCAAGTATCATATCACCTTCACCACAATAGTTTCTACAATCTTTGGTTTTACAAGGGGGACAGTTGTGGTGAATTTTTGTTATAATATCATCTTCAATCATAATGATGTCCAATGGTATTATACAATTTTTCATCCAAAAACAGTGTTGACCTTCGGACATAATAAATAACATACCATTAAAGGTATCATCAAATCTTTTATTCATCATACCTTGACTAGTGTCTTTGGATGAGATGACAGTTTTGACTTTGAATTTATTTTTGTTTATAGTTAATTCCATATACTTATAAATACACAAAAAAATATAAAATGAAAAAAGTAAAACGATATTCCGGTGTAATTGTCAAATGTGGTGATGAGGTATTGTTGTGTAAAAGAAACGCTACGGGTAGTTTACCGGGGCAGTGGAGTATACCGGGTGGTAATTTGGAAAAAAATGAACATCCTTTGGATGGTATTCAAAGAGAATTTGAAGAAGAAACAAATTATACGTTAGATAATAAATTAAATTTAGTTGGGTTTGTTAAACGATATAATCGTGATGGTTCTGAGGTTAAAGGGTTGATGTATGTCTTTATGATGGAGACGGACGAGAAGATAAATCCGGACTTGGAAAATGCTAGAGATGGTGAGGAACATACGGAATGTGGTTATTTTAACCTTGAAAATCTACCATTTGATGATAAAAGTGACCAATTATGTAGATTAATTACAAGAATATTAAAAAAAGATTGACTTTTCTAATTTTACGATATATTTATAATCTCATTCAGCCAACAACCCCTTTCTACGGTTGGTATTATTAAAACCCTCAACAGAGTAAATTTTGTTGAGGTTTTTTTTTGTTTATATCAAAAATAGTGTTATCTTTGTCGGGAATTTAATTTATAAAATTATGGAAGTATTAGGTATTATTTTAGGTATTATTTTGGCAATAGTTGTTTTAATTGGTGTTTATAGTTCTGTCCAAAACAAAAACAGAAAGGCTAGATGTAAAAATTGGAAAGTTGGTGATAAATTATCTTTGATTAGAGGTGATTACCATAGAATTTTAGAACAAAACAGTAAAGAGTTTGCAACCCTTGAAGGGTGGGATTTGAATAATCTTTATATTAGTTGTGGTAATAATATGACATATCAAGTTAATTGGTCTGTAATGAATTTTAACAAATCAGCAACTTGGAGAAAAAATTATGAAGATGCTAAGAAAGTAATGGGTTGTGAACCCGGATTTACAGGTGGTGTTGGAGAAGGTAGTAAATCTACCGGTAAAAAAGTTGATGGTAAACCAATTGACTTAATGAATGAAATTGAGTGTGAGGTGTATTTGAAACAATCATTAGAAAATGAAGATTATGATACAGCTGAGTTAATTAAAAAAAGAATGGAAAAATTTAGATAATATGAGAGAAATGTTAAGAGGGATGTTTTTGTCCATACTGATTTATAGTGTGGTTATTGGTTTAGTGTGTGTTAGTGTTATAGTATGTGGAGGTAATATACATCAGATTCCAACCGGAGTATTTATAGGTGTTGGTGCTTGTTGTGGAGTTTTAGCGTCAATTATTAATAATAAATTAGATTAAGATGAGAAATTGGGTATTTGTGTTTGTAATAGTTGTTTTTGCGGTTGTTATTGGTATTGTTGGTTATAGAGGGTATTTGATTGGTGAAATAAAAAAAGGTGGACACCTATATGAAATATCCATTCCGGGTAACAAACGTCAAGAGACAAGTTTCTACACTGAAAAGTATGTGGAGAAAGATGGGTGTATAACATTCAAGGATGAGTTTGGTAGGTCACATAGAATATGTGGTATGTATAACATTACAGAGTATTAAGATGGAAAAAACACACATCAACAAAATTAAACAAGCGGTTGATATTATTTGTGCACAGAACAATTTAAAACAACCTTTAACTGTTCCATCCGCAGGTAAATTGATTGTGGAATATAACGGGATTGATTACGCAATTGAATTATTTGAAAATGCTTATATTGAATGTAAGGAAACTCCGAATAGGAATAACCCATTTGCTTTTGCGGCTTACAAATCAACTTTAGAAACAATTTTAATCCCGATGAGAAATAATAAATAAAATTTAACCCCAAATAATTTTTTGTTTGGGGTTTTTTATTATATCTTTGTAGAATAATTTAGGAAAAATGGAAAATATGTTTAAGTTTTACGAGGTCGGGGGAAAAGTTAGAGACGAGATTTTAGGTCTTGAATCTAAGGACGTGGATTACGTTGCAGTTCCCAACAAAAAATTGTTACAGGACTTTGATACTGCGGAATCTATGTTCTCTATGTTGGAACAATACTTAAAAGATGAGAAGTTTGAAATTTTCTTAATCACAGCAGATTGTTTTACTATCAGAGCTAAGTTCCCAAAGAACCACAAGTATAGTGGTGTTGCTGACTTTGTAATGGCTCGTAAGGAGATTGGCTACATTCCGGGAACAAGAACACCAATCGTTAAACCGGGGACCTTATATGATGATTTGGAAAGACGTGACTTCACATTAAACGCGTTAGCGAAAGATGAGGATGGAACAATCATTGATTACTTTGAAGGGTTAAGAGATTTGGCGGATGGTAGATTAGTTACACCATTGGAAACAAAGAAAACATTTGATGATGACCCATTAAGAATTTTGAGAGCGGTACGTTTCTCTATTACAAAAGGGTTTAGAATGGGTTACATTATGGACGACATTCAAGAATACGATTACGAATCTAAAATGGGGGTGGTTTCAACTGAAAGAATCAGGGAAGAATTGTTAAAGTGTTTCAAATATGATACATTAAAAACTTTGGAAATTTTAGATAACATTCCAAGATTAAAAAGATACATTTTCAAAAACAATCTGTTGTGGTTAAAACCAACAATGGAACAATAATATTAGTATGGATAAAGAAACAAAACAAATGTTGGACGTAATGACGTTAGCATCAGAGATGATTTCCAACGGAGGACTTTATAGTATATTTGGTGGGTTGACTAAAAAACCAAAACCGGTTAATCCTTATCAGTCCTTAAATGATGGGTTTGAACTTAGACCAATTAAGTTGTTAAAGAAAGAATCTGAAAATCCAAGGATTGTTGAGTCAAAATACTCGCATCTATATAAAGATGATGTGAAGGTTTCTGATGAAATATTCCGGAAAGGTGGTTTGTGTCACGGATTTAAGGAGGGGTATTGTGGATTAATTCATTATATAAGAACAAAGGAACCTAAGAAGAGTGATAGTGGATTTAGTTTTGGTGATTCGGTAATTATCGATACCAAAGGTAAGATTTGTTTATCTCGTACTGGTCTTGATTATCCATATCACGTTGGTGGTAATGTGGGTTCGGTTGGTAATTACTACTATAATTTACTTACCGGCGAGAAGATTTGTTACAGACCATCTTCAGTAATTGTAGGTGTTGAATGTCTATACCTTGACAGTAGATATAATTTTGACTATTACGAAGTTAAAATTCCTTTCGGTGTGTATAAGTTGAATAAGATTACATTAGAATTAACAAAAATTGATGAGATAAAGTAAAAAAAGTTTTTATATTAAAAAAATAGTGTTATCTTTGTAATCACAAAACATATAGATATGACAACAACAAATTATACAATCAGAATTGAGAACGAGAAGTTTGGAAAACTATTAGGTGAGACATTTGCTGACGCAATCCAATTCAAATTATTCTTGAAGATGGTTCAGGGTTGTCTTGAATTAAAAAACGATTTGACTTTCTTCAACGGGAGTGATTTCTTAATTCACGTTCCATACAAATACTTGGTGGATTCGTTTATTGTTACATCAACATTTGAAATGTCGTTGGCTGACCATATGAGAAGTAAAGTAGAAGCATTAGTAACTAAGTAAATTTAAGTTATGAGTTTAATAATTTCGCTGATTATTGTTGGGTACATAGTGTATAAGCTGTGGAAAAAGATTGTTTTAATAATTATGATTGTCGTTGCTCTTGGATTTATATTTTCCGTTAATGAAGTTAACAAAATCATTACGGGTTTAACGACAGATGATGTTAAAACAGATAGTATCGAACAGGTTGATAAAATTAATGATAATATAAATAAAGAAACATCATCGGTTAGTGATGAAGAAATTAATAAATTAGGGTTATGAATATAGATAAACTTGCTGGGGTATTTATGGTGGGGTTTTGGATTGGGATGTTAACATTTTTTATGGTGTTTCTTATGTTATGTTCAGACAAACCAACAGAGATTCAATCAAACAAAATAATTCAACCGGAGAAAAGATTAACAACAGATGGAAAAACGGTAGACACATTATACATTTATAAACAATAACAATGAGTACAAATTACTACAGAATACCGAAAGCTAGTGAGGTTAGAATCAAATACCTTGACTTGGTTGAAAGAATAAATGATTTGGATATATGGAGTCCGGATAACATAATGAATGAGTTTAGTGACATTGAAAGAGGTTTTGAGAGATGGTCTCCGTGGGATGTGTTCATTGATGGATTGAAGATTCATATTGGTAAAAGAAGTTCAGGGTGGAAATTCCTATGGAACTTTCAGGATAATAAATTCTACACTAATAAGGAAGAACTTTTTAAGTTCATCCGTTCAGGTAGAGTTGTGGACGAATATGGTGAATTACAAGACACCGAAGAGTTCATTAAGATGGCTTTGGGGTGGGGACAACCTGATGGTTATGTGTTGGATAAGAATTATATGGACGAACAAAGTAGGTTGGCTCATTATAAACCTTTCACCGATATGTCCAAGTATTATGATAAAGAAGTTGACGGACTTAGAGTATCATCAACAGCTGAGTTTTCCTAGTTCTCTTTAAAGATAGGATGGTGGAGTCGCCGACATTTCAGTCGGTCCAAAATTAACCCTCACAATAGTGGGGGTTTTTTGTTTTATATGATATTTATAAATAAACTGAATATGAAGGATATTATATTAACAGAAAAACAACTTGAAAAGTTGGTTACCAAAATGAAAACCATTAAAGAAGATGAAGGTCGTGGTTCATATATGGCAAAACAACAATTATATACTATTGTTAAGTTAGCTGAAAAGATGTGGGAAAAGATGGAAGAAGAAGAAAACGACCAACTTGACGATTGGATGGAAAGTAAAATAGCTCAGGTAGAACAAAGTATTACATCTGTTGTTAGAGCATATATGTATGACGAATTGAAAGATGATGAAGAAGTTGGGGGAATGAATAAACTAGGGTTTGACGACCTGATAATAGGAAAATAAAATGGCAGAAGATACATTAAAAGACAAATTTATGGACAACATTAAAAAAATGGATTCATCAAAAGAAACCAAAGAAGAAACTAAACCAACTGAAACAAAAACAAGTGGTGTTGAGTTATATAAATTGGATTCTAAGACAATTCAAATATTGACTGACAGAATTAAAGATGAGTATATTGCTCATTACTATTACAGAGCGGCGGCAAATTGGTGTCAAGATAAGAATTATAAAAAGGCTGCTGAGTTTTTTAATAATGAGGCTGATGATGAATTAGTTCACGCTAAAGGGATTCAAGAGTATATGACAGATTTTAATATCATTCCGGTAATACCTCAAGCACCAACATCACATAGTTTTGATAGTTTGGTTGATATCATTTACGGAGCGTATAAAGTTGAATTAGCTCTTATGAAAGAGTATAACAAAAATTCTCAAGATTTATTTAGTACTGATATTACTACATATGATTTCTTAAAGGCGTATAGAGAATTTCAAAAAAGTGCTGTTGTAGAATATAATGATTTAATCAACGCAATTGATTTGGTTGATAAAACAGATAAGTTCCAAGTGTTATACTTTGAACAAACTTATTTCTAAAATGAAAGATTTAATCAGACGTATATTAAAAGAACAAGAAGAAGAACCTGTCTTAAGTAAGAAGGAGATTTTGTTGTTTAAATTTATTAACGATAATAAGCAGAAATCAGGAACCAAAACTGAAATGATTCGACTTATTAAAGATATGTTAGGATATTTTGGTTTCCCACAAAGTGATGCCACTATGTATTACGAAATATATACCGCTAACTTCAGACCGGACGGGGACTATAAAAGTTTAACAAAGGACAATTTCAAAGACTATAGACAATTCAAACAAAGAAAAGTTACCAACAATACCGCCTATGAATATGCGACAGCTAAGATGCCGTTTAAAGGTTCAAACATTGAAGGACAATGGAATGTAAACAATAACAATGATTGGTATTATGTTATTGAGTCATATGGTTGGTATCCGGTATTTTTATTTATTAATAACCAATGGTATAGAACATTAGATACCTATTCAAGTTCTACTAGAAAACAAATGAGTCAAATTGACCCGGTTAAATACGATTCAAATTTACGAGCAAATGTTATGAGTATAACTAAAGGTGAGATGGAACGTCTTATAAATGGTAGTTATAATATTGATAGAGTTAAATCTGATAGGGTAACAAGTTTTGTAACACATAAAGATAATAAGACTAATCAATCAAAATTAATTAGTGGAGGTTATGGTGATAATGCTCATAGAGTTAATTTTATGATTAAAGATATTGAAGATGTTGATGGTAAAATTAAAATATCTGTTGAAATTCTTAAGGCAGGTAAAATGATTGGTAGAAAAATGTCTCCGGATTCCAATTTTAAAGATGACCCCGAATTATTGAATAACATTATGAAAACTATTAAACAAGACATACTGAGAACTTATCCGACTCACTTAACGGATGATAACACGGAAATAGAATTATTAAATTAAAAAAGAGGGACATTTAGTTCCTTTTTTTTGTTTATATCAAAAATAGTATTATCTTTGTACTCACAAAACAGATATACTATGACAACTACCACCACATCAACGACATCAAAAGTTAGAAATTACCAAGGTTCTAACAAATTTTTATTAAGTATTAAATCATCTTTGGAAAAATGGGGAAACTTAACACCTAAACAAGTGGAATTCGCTGAGAAAGCACTTAAAAGTGTTCAAACCGTTAATGTTGAAACAATGTCTGAAAACTTACAAAAGATTGCTAAGTATGATGGACCAAATAGTTTCGTCAATGAAATAAAAGGTAAGTTACTTAAATACGGAACATTGTCTGACAAACAAGTAAACGCTACGTTAACTCAAATCCAAAAGGATATTGATAAAGAGGATACTCGCAATTTCAAAATTCCTACTCCGGGTGATACGGTAACTGTTGGACGTAAAATTGGTCAACAAATGAAAGAGACTTACGGATTAGAATTTAATCCAATGGTTATTGACATTACTAAGTTGTTGGCAGTTTCTCCAAAGGCGTTCAAGTTCTCAGGAAAAATGACAACAGGAAGAAGTAAAGTTTGTAGATGTTGTGCTAAAACATTGACTGATGAGTTTTCAATGTTAACAGGTGTTGGAAAGACTTGTGCTAAACATATGAGAATCCCTTACATCACTGACATAAATCAAGCCGACAGATTCCGTGAGGATTACTTGAGAAGAGTTGAAGAGATTGGTGAAATGGAATTTTGGGTTCCTAAATCTCAAGTTAAAAAGTGGGATGGTGAATGGGTTTTGAAATACATAATGTAATATGAACCCATATCCTAAACGATTACAACTACTTTTAAAAGAAGTTTATAAAGAGTTTCCTGAATTAAGGAGACACCCGGACTATCGTATGTATTATTTGTATTGGTCATATCCTAATGAAAGGGAATATTTTATTGTTTTAACAAATTCAATACCTGATGATTATGGAAGTGACAATATGGTATCAATAATTAATAGTCTTGCTAAGACATTTGGATTTGTGGAGGGGGTTTTAATGAAACCGGATGATTTTGATAAATATATTAAAACCCCCATTGAAGATTCCATTAAAGAATTAAGGGGTAGTGAGTTTAAAACTTGTGGATACGAGGTTTGGTGATTTGACTTCCGGTAAAAAATGATTATACTATACAAACAAAGAACAAAACAATTTTATTATGAATATAAAGAAAGCTTTAAAAGAGAAAAACCGATTGGTTAAAGAGATTCAAGATTTGCACGTTAGAGTGGCGACATACAACTCAGTTGAGGTTGGTAATGTTAGACCATATTCGGCTAAAGAATGTATGGAGCAAATCAACCAAAAAAGTAATGAGTTGGTGGAACTTAAAACAAACATCCACAGAGCAAATGGTCCGGTATATAATCACATTTTTAGATTATCGGAATTGAAATCTATGATTACAAGAATCAAAAACTTGGATTGTAACGAAGGAAGTGTTCAAGATTACTACTCAAGAAATCGTGAGACACCATTAGTAAAAGTGACGGAAATCTCAATTGTTGAGAGAGACGAGATGGTTAAACATATGGAAAACCAAATTGAAGAAATTCAGGATATTTTGGACAACCATAACCAAATCACCAATATATAGTTCAGTGTCCGGGAGGGATTTAATGTAATGTAATATTGACTATCAATATTCAACATACAAACTATTAACAGAGTCCTCGACGTTTTGATGATGATTAAGTACTCAAACCTCAACACTCAGCAGTTCAAAATTAATTTGTCAAAACTTAAAACTCTTTTTAACTTACTTATTGAACTTCCAACCTGACTATAAAAAAACCCCTTGATAAATCAGGGGGTTTTGTATTTTAGAATTTTATTTCAAAGTTTATCGGAACGTTAACATTTTCTTCGTAGTTTTGTTCTAAATTTAAATAAATTTGGGAATCTGATGGATTAAATATAAAACTACCTTGACCACCTTCGTTGTTATACCAATCTACATCAGTTTCTTCTAACCAGTGATATAACATATCTTCAATAAGTTTTGGCATATCTTCAGATGACCCGTTAATAGACATATCACCATCTAAAGACCCCTCATCACCTCCACCTTGAAATTGTACCATACCTTCACCATTTTCACCAATCAGTTCAAATATCCTTAAAACTTCGTTATATGTTTCTTCACTATAATCTTCAGAAATTTCTTCTAAAGTTTTTGAAAACTCAAATCCGTTACTTTCAAATTCCCATTGAGTTGCGGACGCTGTTAATGTTCTTTCAATACAATCAATTTCAAGGGTTAATTGTCCTCTAAGGTCACAATCTGTGGTAGTGTTTTCAAATAGTTCATTAGATTCAATTATTTCAGTAAGAACTTCATCAATTTTTGCGTAAGTTTCTATAGATATGTTTGTTTGTGGTGAGTGAAACTGTTCATCTTCCCAATCTAAACCACACGATTCTATATAGTATTCTTTATAAGCGGTTTCAGCTCCATATGATTGTAGATAAAACGAGAAATGTTTTAATGATTTTAATTGTTCGTCAGTTACTTGTGGTTGCATAAATCTTTTTATTATAAATATATTAATCTACATTAATGTCTAGTGTTCTTATCATCCACATAGGTTTTTCTTTAGATTCTATCGCTAGTATCCATTCTTTAGCGCTTGGAATATAGTTATAACAATCCTCTTTGACGTGTTGTTCACCCACATAACGTGTATAGACGACTTTTCCGTCACTATTTGTGAATGATGGACCAAACTTCTGTTCCATCTCAAATATACCCTCAGAGTGATGCCTGAACATCCTATGGATTGAATGTCCGTACCATCCTTTAGTTTCGTCTAACCAATTATGTAAATGGATATAATCCTCCGGAATACCACCAAATTTTTTGGCGGATGATTTTGAATGTAAAAGTGGGTGTGCCATTTCTGTAGTTTTAACTATTTATAATTATAATTTAAGAAACAAAATAATAAATGAAATTAATAATAACCGAATCCAAATATAAGAACATCATATTCAATTACTTTAATAAATTTGGTGGTGAGATTGATACTCAGTTTATCTCTATGTTTAAGTTGGATGATAGAACGGGTATGATTAGTTATGAAGAGGCTTACAAATACTTAATTGAGTGGAGAGGTGAGGAAGAATCCAAAGAACTTGCTAAAACCTTATTACTTCAGAACCCCCATCATATAGATGAATATGGTGGATACGATTTCTTTTTTGAGGTGGATGACATTGACTATTGGGAATTGGATAAAAAGAAACCAAATGTTGTTGTTAGTGTTAAAGTTAATGATTTGTCGGGAACAGTTACCGTTTCAAATGGTGAGAATAGAACGTTAGAAGATGCGTTAAATGATGATGATTACGGATGGGAAATTAGTGACGAGGTTCAGTGGGGTATAAACGATTATTTCAAAGAGAACATAACATCAAAAACAGGTATTAAAATAATATTTGATTCAGAATATATTAGTCAACAATAATTATGAAACCACATTTACAAGAA